GTGGATTACTGCTCAGTACACACCAGCCGTGGTAAACCCACCACTACCATGGTCAGTAACACCAGTAGTCGAGGTAGTGCCTGTTGAGCCTGTAGTTGAGCCTATTATTGAGCCTGTAATCCCTGATGCGCCGATTACTGACCCGATTACACCCGCTTAATGTTTCAAACAGCTTTCCAGCAAGCGACCCACAATCAGCTACTCCTTACGCTGATTTAACCCAAGAGCAAGTAATGGGCTGGGTTCAAGAGTACACACCGGCATGGATGTGGGCAGAATACACAGACAAGATTACTGCATGGATTACGGCTCAGTACACACCAGCAGTTGTTAATCCTCCATTACCTTGGACACCGCAACTTTAAGGCAGTTTTTTAGCTGTTTTTTGCATTAGTATAAGTAATGATATAATCTAAGTTCGTACGAACTTTATAGAAAAAAATGAAAAAATATAGCGTAGTAATACCCACGTACAATCACTGTGAGAAGTACTTAAAGCCCTGTGTAGACTCGGTAATCAAGCACAGTAACATGGACGACGTTGAGCTGATTATCAGCGCAAACGGCTGCACAGACAACACCAGGGTCTATTTAGACTACCTAGCAACCGCTGTGCCAGACTTAAAGGTTGTGTGGTCAGACAAAGCGCTGGGATACTCTGGAGCCAACAACGCAGCTATTAGGGTAGCCACAGCAGACAAGATTATCCTGCTAAACAACGACACAGTCTTATTAGAGCAGTACCAAAACCAGTGGCTAGACATTTTAAACGTGCCATTTAGTGATCCAGATTGCGGAATCTCTGGAATTATCAAGGGCAACTCTGAACCGGCTGGTAGACACTTTTTAGTATTTTTCTGTGTAATGATACACAAAAAAGTATTTGACAAAATCGGACTTTTAAACGAAGAGTACGGCGTGGGTGGGGGTGAGGACACCGAGTTCTGTATCGAGGCTGAGAAGGCTGGATTTAAGGTCCTAGAGGTATTTGAAAAGCTGTGGGACGGAAGCCAATACACTGGTGGCTTTCCAATCTACCACAAGGGCGAAGGCACCATGCACGACACCAACCTAGTACAAGGCTGGGATAACATCTTCTTGGTTAACTCATTAAAGTTGGCCAAGAAGTACAACATGGAATGGTACCGCTGGCGCCTATCAAACTTCTGGGAACGTGCAGTGTTCCTCAAGGGTGACATAGTGTACCCACGCGAGGTAACAAGATACGAGTGGGCAGCAAAGAATCTGCTTGGTAACAAGATATTTGAATTAGGCTGCACAAACGGATACGGTAGACAATTCTTTCCAGATGACATTGAGTACACTGGCGTAGACTATGACCCGATCATTGTTGAGGTGGCCAAGGAACAGGGTTGGAATGGTACAAATAATACTTTTATTAGCGCTGATATTAATCAGTTTGAAATGGGACAGTACGACACCATTGTCGCGTTTGAGGTTATTGAACACCTTGATACCGGCATGGAGATTGTTGAGAAGCTCAAGAAGCACTGCAAGCGCCTGTTAATTACCGTGCCAATGAATGAGCCACCAGGCTTCTGGGGCCCACATCACAAGATTCATGGTTTGAATGAGCGCCACTTACCTGGCTTTGAGTTTAACTACATCAACGAGCAGGGTGAGATTTCAGATGTGCCGCAGGACATCACACCTGAGAATCCTTGCAACCTGATGATCTGTAGGTGGACAGCTAGTGAGTAAGGTGCTGTGCTCCGTGGCAACACGGGGGCGGTACTTCACAACACTGCCCCTAGTACTAAACGCCATTATCAATCAGACAAGGCCAGTGGATAAGCTGGTCATCTTTGATGATAATGACGAGCCGCAAGACATGCGCAGTCAGATGATTTACCAGTACTTTTTCCAGATGTTAGACATCAAGGGTATTGCGTGGGAGTGGTTGTATGCTGACAAAAAAGGTCAGCATCACATTCATCAACGTGCCAATACGATGGGCTATGAGTGGGTGTGGCGTTGTGATGACGACGCAATACCAGAGCCTAACGTATTAGAAATGCTTTACTATTACACCGAAGATGGTGTCGGTGCGGTGGGTGGTTCAGTATTAACCCCACCATACATGCCAGACACAGGCTCTGTAACAGGCCTAATTGATAGTATTGATAGTGAACCAAATATCCAGTGGGGTATTATTAAAGAGGAAAAACATGTCGATCATCTTCATTGCACTTTTTTGTATCGTGCTGGTGTATGCGAGTATAATCTGGGGCTTTCGCGGGTAGCGCACAGAGAAGAAACAATATTTACGTATGGCCTGCATCAAAAGGGCTACAAGATTTTAGCAGTACCGAACGCAGTAACGTGGCACATGAAGAACCCCGAAGGTGGGATTCGTAGCGAGACAAAGCAGGAACTATATGAACATGATGAACAGATTTTTAGAAATATTCTTAGATACCGTGATAAAACCATTGTGGTTCTCAATTGCGGTCTTGGTGACCATATTGTATTCAGTCATGTACTTCCTTCAATACCTAATGCTGAAGTGTTTACTTGCTACCCTGAAGTGGTTCCCGGGAAGTCGATAGCCCAAGCAATCGAGCTGTTTGGTGACATTGATCCTTGGAATGTCTACAAAAAGATGGACCAGTGGAAGTGGAAGGGTAAGCTAGAAGACGCGTATAGGAAGCTGTACCTATGATCATTATAGCGCCGTACGCACAAAAGCTCAGGACAGACAAAGAGAACCCAAAAAACTATCCATACTGGAAAGAGCTTATTGAGCAAATAAAAGAGCCAATTATTCAAGTAGGTGTAGAAGGCGAAACACAGTTGGTACCAGATTTTAGAAAAAATCTACCAATACTAGAATTACGCACACTGCTAAAAGAGTGCCGGATTTGGATTAGCATTGACAGTTTCATCCAGCACCTAGGGTGGGACGAAGGCAAAAAAGGAATTGTGTTATGGGGCCCATCTGATCCGTTGATCTTTGGACATCCAGAAAATATTAACCTACTAAAAGACCGGTCTTGTTTAGTAGAAAACCCTTTCATTTGGTGGGAAGCCACCGAACATAAAAACGACCGGTTTGTAAAACCAAAAGAAGTTTTAAAATATTTAGAGGAATAAACCATGGCCCAATCCGGCTATACACCGCTTAGTCTTTACTACAGCTCAACGTCAGGAGTAGCCCCTACATCGGGTAACCTTGTCAGTGGCGAGTTGGCTATCAACATCACTGACGGCAAGTTGTATTTTAAAAACACCAGTGGTGCTGTGACTTTACTTGCCTCTGCAGCAGGTGCTGTGGCCGCAACCAATCTTTCTGGTGGAACATCAGGTCAAATTCCATACCAAAATGGTGTAAGTTCTACTACTTTTATAGCGGCACCCGGAACTTCTGGCACTTATTTAGGTTGGGATGGCAGCAACTTTTATTGGTCCGCAACTACAGGTTTATCTGGCTACAGCGGCTATAGCGGGGGTACAGGATCTAATGGCGCATCTGGCTACAATGGCCTTTCTGGCTACAGTGGCCTTTCTGGCTACAGCGGGTCCGGCGTATCTGGTTACAGCGGGTCCGGCGTATCTGGTTTTAGTGGCTACTCTGGTATTTCAGGTTTTAGTGGAGCTAGCGGAGCAAGTGGCTTATCCGGTATTAACGGACTTAGTGGATATAGTGGATCTGGCACGTCAGGGTATAGTGGTATAAACGGCTCAACTGGTCCGACAGGCAACTCTGGTTTTTCGGGTTTTTCTGGTTATAGTGGCCAAGATGGTGCATCTGGAACTAACGGTTTATCTGGTACTTCTGGTCGCAGCGGGTTTTCTGGTTACAGTGGATCCGGTATTTCTGGCTACAGTGGTTATAGTGGATTAGGTTTATCTGGCTACAGTGGATACTCCGGTGCAACTGCAGCATCAGGATATAGTGGTTACAGCGGTATTAATGGTGTGTCTGGCTACAGTGGTATCTCTGGAACCAATGGTGCTTCAGTATATAGTGGTTACAGCGGTATTAATGGTACTTCTGGTATTTCTGGCTATAGTGGATTTAGCGGATATTCCGGTTCTACAGCATATACCGCAACCAACTTATCCGGCGGTTATGTGAGTGCAACAAGCATTACATATTCCACTACTCTTACTGGCGGTACTGGTATTGTTAACTTGGGTTCTGGCCAGTTTTACAAAGATGCTAGT